AATTACTTTTAATTAGCAAAAATTGTAGAATAACACCCATTAAAATATTATCCATATATTTTAATGAGCGTATACACGTTAGATATAGATAGTAGTGAACGAGATCCTGTATCGTACCCGAATCCAGGAGACTATGTTGTCGAATTACGCCACCCGATTTATGATGTAAAAAAATTGTCTATAGTTTCTGCTCGTATCCATGCGAGTCAATTGCTTATTAATGATAATAACAACACGTTTTCAGTTAACGGGAAAACTATATCGTTACCTAACGAAAATTATAGTGGAAATGAAATAGCGACCGAACTATTATCTAAATTTCAGGCTGCCAACATCAACCCGGTTGGTTCGGTACCTATTTCAAGTGTGACGTACGATAAGAGCAAGAACGATTTAACATTTGGGGGTTCGAGTGCATTTACATTCGAGTTTTATGGTGGAGAAAATGGATATCACACAGACGTCGCTGTAGACGGAAAAACGACACCACATGATATATTAGGTCTCCCCGCGAGTAACGTAACATCCACGAATAACACTCTCACCACCGGAAGTATCAATTTACAGGGTCCAGATGCACTCATACTGAAAATAAGTAGCGGTGCAGAAGAATTGAATAAAACGGTGTATTCCGATACACCCTTTTATACGGGACGTATTCTCATGTGCGGAGACGTAATTAACTATTCTGGCGTTGACGACGCTGTAGAGCATAATTTTGACACGGGGGCACAAAACATATCAAAATTACGTATACAGTTTTTTTACAGTAGTAATAATCGTTTAATTCCATACGATTTTAGAAATGCGAATCATATATTGAAACTAAACATAGAATGTAGTACGGATAAACTACAGAATGTACCTAAGGTTGATAAGAAGTTTGAATTACCGCCACCAATTCGTATACCTAGTATTGAGGATCCGAATAGATGGAATGGTATGATATATATTTTTGCTATAATCGCTGCGGGTATATTCTTTATATTCGTCGCTAAACCCAAAAAACTTAGCGAGTGACAGCGTATGTGGGGGCATTGGGCTTCCTGACGCGGGTGGAAAGCCTGGATATGACCATGTAAACGACCACGGAGAGGAGGGTGGTGAAGAGCGCGGTGAGCGCGTAGTTCATACCACCGTTCTTCTGGACGCGGACGACCTGATGGATGGACCAGCGGACGACATCCATCCAAGAGAGGGCGGCGGCGAAGGAGAAACCGGCCACGACGGCGTTAAGAGACTGGGTCTCGAGCTCACGGGAAATAGCTAAAAGCATATCGGCGGGTACTGGGGAAGACATTTTATAATATATCGAGATTTTATTCTGGAAGAAGATCTTCTACAAACGCTAATTTTTTATACTGCGTTTTTTCATAACCTTTGATATTTTTATCCTCTTCTGTGTCAGTGCTAGACCCAGAATCCGTGTCGGAATCAGAACTTTCATCTCTGATTTTAAAAGATTTTATCTTTTTATTAGAATTCTTCCATCCCCGTGGAGGAGAGGTGTTCATTACTATCAATAGCATTTTTTATCATTTTTTCTGACGGATTGGTTGGTTCCCAACTTTCCCATGCGTCATACGCTTCGTTTATAGACTTAAATATTTCAACCTCGCCTGAGTAAGGTTCAAATGGTGGTTCATCTTCTTCATCAACCGTTTCGATTTCTTCTTCATCAGATTCTTCCTCCTCATAAATTTCTGGAAAGTACGATCCAATTTGTTTGCCGACTGTGTTCATGGCACAGTATTTCATACAATATTCCATATCCTTGGAAAGTATAACATCTCGTCCACACGCTTTCGCGTATTGTCCTGATAACACGACTGCATTTTCAAAAACTGGTGTTACTATATCAATTGCCGATTTCGCCACTGTTGAAGAGAAGTCGTGCGCTTCCATCGGTAAGCTGTAATATGTTATTACTGAGCGCATAAACTCTAAGCTCTCTTTCGTACGTCGTATCATTATTCAATTTTAACGTTATATGCTGATCTTTGATCAAACTGAAATTTTTTTGACCCGTAGGATACCATCTTTCGGGTTCGAGTGCAAAACTATACGAATAAAATCTCCTGAATAACTGTGTCCTGGAATGATGTATTCCACTCTGGACCGCGCGCAAATTGATCACGTCACCTGATTGCTCGTCTAATATGACTTCCCTGTCGAGTTCCATCTCTAGAGTGACCAAATTTTCGTAATTGATATATTTCTGATTTGATCCAGTGGGAGGGTATATCTGCGACGAGTGATCATAATTAAACGGTGTTATGCCATCACCTTTTCTGGCGATCACAAAATATAGCTCTTTCACCGGATTTATGAACTCCATCCTAAATTTCATAGAATCGTATCCATCCTGTGCCGATATAGGTATTTGAAACGAAGCACTCTGAAGCTGTGTGATTATATAATCTGTTTTAGTAGCTTCAAGTTTAACTTTTTCGGGTTCATTTAATTGTACGATTTCAGTGTACAAGGAAATATCGTTTATGGTAGCTTTAGATGGGTCAAAATATGGTTCGAGTATGTTTATTGTACCACCCATCCCCGAATGACTAGTACAGAAATAATAGATCGTATCAGGTGCATTATCTGGGACAACGTATGTTCTCACGGAAGCATTTTCCGTAACACCATCACTCGCACCCAATATAGAACCACTATCAATAAATCCCTGTGCTGTTCGACCATCTACTAACGTGGACAGTTCAAAGGGATGCCCCGTCGCAGATGAATAATCAAATATATACGTATTACCCCGTTGAAGTATAAGTGAAGGTTGAGGATTCGCATTTATATAATATGGACCCCCGGGTGCTGTAACAGTAAATGTCGTGTTATCACTAGATCTTGTCGTTGCATTTGTCATAGAAGACCATCTGTATAAACAGTCTTTCTTCTCACTCAACTTAATCTCTATTTCACATTCCTGGTGTTTTAAGGCACATAAAGGTAACGCCAATTCCGTATTATTGTGAAAATAAAATGGGATATCTACGATAAATTTTTGGGGTGTAGTGGCTTTATCCAAATATCCATCGATGGATGCATCACTGACAGTTTTACCAGAACTCTCTTCGGGTGATTTACCTATGAGTTTTGATAAATTGTTTTGCTTCGTTTGAGTCAAATACTGTTCCGAATAAATCTGTAACCAATCTCGTGGCACTCTTTGAATTAATTGACCGCCTATGATTAAATCAACATATTCTATAATAGCGTGTCCTATGGATTCGTTATATTTTTGATACACGCCGTCGTGTAAAAGATCCGATAACTCAATATGTAAACGCACACCCTTTATGAGATCCCCGCAATTTATGGGAATAGTACACTTTAACGTACTTTCATAGTCTTGTTTACCGTGAAGTTCGTGCTTTATATCAAACATAGCAAAATTAGAGTGTTTCCTGAAACTTCTTAAAAAATGGGAATAGTCTGGGTTATCCGTAAAAAAGGCATCCTGTGATCCTTTTGTTGCAAGCTGAACACGACCAGCCATTACTAATATTATACGTTAAAATTTTAAACCAACTAAACCGCTGGCCACATGAAGAACATTGTAATTTAATGCGTACACTGAAACATCTATGTCACGCGTAGTTGATGTTTCTTCCAATTCTATATCAATTTTCTTATGTATTATACGACTCATGTTTAATTGCCCGGATGGATAGTGTTGTTCTGGTTTTAAAGAGAATGAATATGAATAAAACTCAAACGCGGGGTCCGGGCATCCTGTATGGTGTCGAAGAGACTGTTCGTACGCCAGATATTGCCCACTTTGATCGAAAATAGTTTCACCGTTGCACGCGAATTTTACATTTTTTATTAATCTGTGATCAGAACGTTTACCTGGTAAAAGTGTCGTGAATTCCTGATCTGTAATTGATGTATCAAGAAGTTGGTCAGAACTTCCAGACTTTTCCTTCGCTGAGAAGAATAACTCTTTCACGGGGTGTTTAAATTTCAAAAGAGCTGATTTTTTTGATTCGTTTGGTTTGTACACCAATTTAGACATTTGTAACTGTGATATTATATATTCCATAGGACGTGTGAGTAAAAAGTTTCTTTCTTCTTCAGCGACGAAATAGAAATCAGTAATGAGTGAAACATTGTCGATAGATCCTTCGGTTGTTTTATCTCTCGTAGTCACTGAGCCATT